CACGCCGTGGCAGCCAAGCTCCAAGAGATGCTCGGAGAGTAGCGCGACCCCAAGCCACCGCAAAGGGGACGGGCGCCTTTGCGGTGGCTTTGGACTGCGAATCTTAATACTGCCACAACTAACTGCGTGCCATCTACCTGCGGCTTTGCGGGGGAATATCCTAACTTATCCCAAGCGCGTCGAAGGCGGCGCGGACGACCTGCTCAGCGGTGGGACGGATGTAGTGTCTGCCCGACACGCCGGGGAGGGCGTGGCCCATCAGCATCTCTATGAGGTCCCACGGCAGGCGAAGCTCGACCTCCGCTATCGTACGCCAGGAGTTGCGGAGGTTCGACCACGGGATGTGCTCGATGCCGCGGGCGGCGCAGAGTTTTCGCCAGCGGTCGTTGCAGATGCTCCGGTTCATGGGCAGCCCGTCGCCCCGGTCGCTCAGCCACTCACGGCCCTCGGCGGCGCGGGCGACCGCTATCTCGACGAGGCGGTCGGCGGCCTGCGGCAAGATCACGACGGTGCGGGCGGACTTGGCGGTCTTGAGGGCGCCCACCGGCTCGGTGCCGGACTGCTGCATCTGGCGGCAGATGTCGGCGGAGGCGAGGACGGTGCCGCTGCGCTCCCAGTGCAACACCTCCTCGGTGCGCACGCCAAGCGACTCGCCCGAGCGGCAGGAGCCGAAGCACGCGAGGATGAACGCGGGCTCCAGGGGGTTGCCGCGCAGCTCGTCGAGGACGCCCAGGGCCTCGTCGAGGGTGTAGACGCGCTTTGAGCGCTCGCGGGTCTTGCGGGTGGGCATGGTGTACCTGACGCTGGCGGCGAACGGGTCGAGCGGCAGGCGGATGAAGGTCGAGACGCAGGCGTAGACCTTGCGCAGGGTGAGCAGGGCGGTGTCGGCTGTGGCGGCGGGCAATGTCAGCAGCCAGTCCTGCAGCTCGACGGCGCGCAGCTGGTCGACGGGCATTGCGCCCCAGCGGGGTCCGACGTAGTTTCTCCACGAGCGCAGCACGAGGTCGCGGGTGTTGGGGGCGAGCGTCCCCGCCTCGACCTGTGCGGCCATCTTGGGGACGAGCCACGTCTCGTAGGCCTTGGCTATGGTGGGCACGGGCGCGTCGTCGGCGTGCTCGACGTGGATGCGGTCGAGCTCCGCGCACGCCTCGCGGTAGGTGCCGTACACGGTCTTGGTCTTGCGCCTGCGGCCCTGCGGCGTGTTCTGCATCCAGCGCAGGACGTACTTCTTGCCGCGCCTCATCTCGGTCACGGAGCCCCAGACGCGGCGGCGCTGCTTCTTTGTCATATAATCAGATCCGTTCAGATCGCGGGCTTATTCTCCGTTTCGCCCGGTTCTGACTGCGGCCCCGTCTCACGTTCCAAAGTGCAGGGGCCGTCTCCTTAATCTCGGAACCTCGGCATCAGCCTGCGGTTCCGAGATTTTTTAACTTTCATGGCATCACCTCCCTCTTTAAGCGAGCGGGTGGAAAATGCCCCTCTCGCGCAACTTCTCGCTCGTCCGGTACTGTTCGGCGTCGGGCACGCTGTGGAACTCGACGGTCTTGTCGTAGTTCGCCTTGACGACCTCCTCGATCTCATCGAGCGACACGCGGAAGAACTCCCTGCGCTGGTTGACTATGTTCACCTTCCTGTCCTCGAAGGCCCGGTGCAGCGCCGCCTCGAGCTTCGGCGCGTCATCGCAGAAGATGAGCGCGTGCACGTCGAAATTGAACGGGACGGACGCGTCTCCGAGCTCGCGGATGCGGTCCATCGGCTCAAGGCGCCTCGTCATCCCGATCTTGTAGACGCCCTCACCGAATGAGCCGATGTTGGAGATTACGTATACGAAGCCTGCCTTCTGGTTCGCCTCTCGGTAATCGACATCCGACACTGCCCTGTCCACGTCGTCGAGCTTCGCCTTGAGCTCCGCGGCCTTCTCCTCGAGATCGGCGCGCTCGTCGTCGCCGGCATCCTTCAGGCGTGCCGAGACGTCCTTGTACGCCTTGAGGTACTGGGAGCGCTCCTTCTCGAGCTTCTTGCGCTCGGCCGCTATCTCGCGCTCGAGCTTCCGGGCCTCGCGCTCCTGCTCGCGGGCCTCGCGCAGCGCCTCCTTCTCCTCCTCTTTCTCCTGTGCGAACTCGAAGGCCAGCTGGACCTCCTCCTGCTTGAGGAGGACGTATGCAGCGGGGATGGATATGCCGATGGTCTTGCCGTTGCGGTTGATGGCTGCGGCCGACTTCTCGATTCTCTCGAGCGAGCGCTCGACGTTGGTCGCCTTGACTTTGCGCACGATTTCATCGCACTCGCCGTTGTACGCCATCATGAGCAGCTTCGAGATTTCGCGGACCATCGCCTTGCCCTTCGAGGCGCTGCCGTTGACCGTCCAGGACGTCTTGTCTGCGGCCTTGCTGAAGCTCTTGACGGCCTCCTTCTGTTTCCTGCGGCATCGGTCGAGGGCGTCCTTGTAGTGAGTCGAGTCGGCGAAGTCGAAGCGCGGGCGGTACAGGCCGAACTCCTCGACCAGCAGCTCGTCATCGAGGACGCGCGACTTGGACTCCTTTTCCTTGACGATGGCATCCAGTTTGCCGTTCTGCTTCTCCAGCTTCTCGAGCGAGGCCTTCTCCTCCTCGATTCTCTTCCTGAGGCCCTCGGCCTCGCGCCTGAGCCTATCCGCGTCCGCCATCTCCGGCGTGAGCATGGACTCGAGCTCCTCTACCCGCTGCTTGTACTCGGTCGCCTTGAACATGTCCCTGAAAGCCATCGGTTCGCCTTTCTGTCTCTAATACCTCTTGACCTCGCTGGCCTGGTGCCACTTGACGACGCCGCGGAAGTTCACGCTGGCGTTCTCCGGATCGTCGAACACTATGTCGGTGTAGCCGTCCTCGTAGCTGTCCGGCGACAGCACGAGGGTCGACGCCCCGCGGTAGTAGCTTCTAAGGATCATCTCGCCGTTGTACTCGGCCGCCACGGCGTCGCCGTTGCGCGGTTCGCACCTGGGGGAGAGCAGTGCGTTCTCGCCGTCGGCAAACCTGCGATTCATGCATGAGCCGCGCACGCGCATGAGGTAGGCGTCCGGGTCGTTGACGCGCTCGAGGACTGAGATCGGCACGTCAGCGACCTCGTCGGGACCGAATTCATCGGTGAACTCGCCTGCGTGCCCGGCGACGAGCACGGGCAGGGTCACGTACTGGGCGCCGTTGGGGCGCACGGGCTCCGGGGTCTCGCCCATGAGTTCGGCGACCGTGGTATCGAAGAGGTCGGCGAGTTGCTCAAGGTTCGCTTTCCTCGGCATTGACTTCTCGGATTCCCACTGGCCGATGGCAACTCGCGATACATCGAGTTTGTCGGCTATTTCCTGTTGGGTCAGTCCAGCTCTATTTCTGAGCCGGCGAAGGTTTTTACCGATTTCCATGGGCCTCTCCTTGCCTATGTATAACTTTACTTATCATTTTAGAAAAGAAAACTTTTCATTCTAGAAAAGTTTTTGTTTACACGATGCAAAGAAAGACTTACTATTAGTTCAGCAAGAGAGAGGAGGCCACTTGAATACCCTGCGAGATGTTCGCGAGAGCAAAGGGGTTAAGAAAGTCGCAGTTCAGCGGATGTTGGGAGTTAGCCAACCGACCTATGACCGCTACGAGCTATATCCCGGAGAGATGCGAGCCAAGGACCTCGAAAGGGTCCTGACATTCCTCGGCATCACTCGCGACGATATTTTTTTAGCAACAGAGGAAAGTTAAAGTTTGCATCTAACGAAACGGAGAGAACCATGAACGAGAACTACATCGACATCGAGCTGGGCGGCTGGAACATCCCCGAGGCCATCACGGTCGAGGCCGAGCCCGTCGACACCCGCGACTTTTCCGACTTCGAGCTGTAGGGGAGGGCGACATGGGAGACGTGAAGATGCGCCGCGAGAACATCAGGTACGAGGCGCGCGGGAAGTCCTTCGAGATCGAGTGCCCGAGCGGCTTCTCGGGTATCGAGGCCATCGTCTGCTGGTGCGACGCCGGCGGCGGCTGGCACCATGAGGCCTTCGAGTCGTTCCTCGACGCCCGCGGTCGCCTGGACGGGCTGCTGCGCGGCGAGGCGGTCATGGCCTACGTCCAGCGCACGGTCTGCATGAACACCGCCGACGCCATCGACCCCGGCATCCAGCCGGTTGAGGTCGGCCTCGCTGCGGGCGAGTGGGTCATGTATCAGCTGCAGAAGGGGCGTGAGTAGCGATGGGTAAGCGGGTCCGCTACGACTTCGAGCTTGTCGACGGCTCCTATGTCGAGACCGACCGTAATTAGATTTGACCAATCGAAATGGAGGAAGACATGATTCAACTGATTATCGGAGCGGGTCTGGGACTCGGCGGCGTGGCCGCCGCCGTCGCCATCAAGCGGTATAACGAGGCCGAGCGCGAGAAGGCCGCCGGCCCCGCGGACTGTTGGGGCAACAAGTACGAGGCCCGCATCGTCTCGCCCGCGTGCGCCCTGCCCCTCATCCTGGTGGGTGCCGTCATCGCCGCCTCCGCCTGCCTCTACACGCAGGACACCGGCGAGGTCTGCGTCATCCGCAACCTCGGCGGCTCGCTCGCCGGCTCGACCTCCGAGGCCGGTTTCCACGCAAAGGCCCCCTGGCAGGACGTCGTGACATACGACGTCCGCAACAACCTCATCAACTTCTACGGGGACACCGACTACGAGGTGGACGGCGGCTCCTACGAGGGCAAGCAGGTCTCCATCAACGACAAGTCGGGCGCCAGCGCCAACATCGACATCCAGGTCAACTACTCGCTCAACCCCGACGCCGCGCTCACGCTCTATAGCGAGTACGGCACGCAGGAGAGCTTCGTGGAGAAGTACATCTCCAACGACGTCCGCGCCGTCACCCGCGAGGTCTCGGGCGGCTTCGACACGGTGACGATGCTCACCGACCGCTCCCAGTTCACCAAGGCCGTCCAGAAGGCCCTCACCGAGAAGTGGAAGGGCATAGGCCTCACGGTCGAGCAGGTGAGCGTGCAGGACGTCCGCTACCCGAAGAACATCACCAAGAGCTACAGCGAGGCGCAGGCGGCCGAGGTCGCCAAGCAGAAGGCCCAGAACGAGCAGGAGACGGCCAAGGTGCAGGCCGAGACCAAGAAGATCGAGGCCCAGGGCGAGGCGGACGCGAACGCGGTCCTCGCGAACTCGCTCAACGACCAGGTCATCCAGCAGCACTACATCGACGCGCTCAAGAGCATCGGCAAGGACGGCAACCTCGTCGTCGTGCCCGAGGGCTCCCAGCCGATCGTGGGCACGAAGTAGGGGCGGCGGCGATGTTGAACCTTATCCATGCGGCCGTCCGGGTCTTCCTCGACGTTCTCGCGGTCGCGTTCGTGCTAGAGCACACCCGCGAGCTTCATGAGAAACATCGCGAGATCAACGACGCGCCCAAGCAGGTCGCAGGCGTCGTTGATGAACCCGGCGAGGACGATCGCGGCGCTGATGCGAGGGTGCCGCTCGACCCAGTCGACGAGCCGCACGAGTAGGGGGCCCGCTGGTCGGACGTGCTTCGGGCGATATGTCTGCTGTCTACGAATCATGGCCCGAAGCCTAACGCGTGTGTAACGCGTTAACGCGGGTATTGCCGCTCAGGCAATACCCGCGGGCCCCATCCCCGGGGCGGCACCGTTGCCCCGCGGCTCTCCAATAACCATCCGCGGGGACGTTCCCTACCGGTGCCGTGCCGGGGGCGAGGCCCCGAAACCGACAAAAAAAGAGCCGCCCGGTGTGGAAGGCGGGGACGGCTCCAGACCTGAAAGGAGGTCACTCATGGATTCTAGCAGAGCCAAAACGTTCCAGCAGATGGCCGACGAGCTTGGCATCCGCCACAAGCTGATGTACACGCTGCGCGAGGCGTCGAGGGTGACGGGTGTGCCCTACGACACGCTGCGTATCGAGTGCAAGGCGGGCCGCCTGCGCTCGCAGCTGCCCGAGGGGCGCAAGGTGGGGCGCATGGTGCGCCCGGAATGGGTGGAGCAGTGGATCGAGGAGGGAACGCATGGCATCGAGGCTGCTTAGGTGCGCTGCGTACATCGCGCTCCTGTTCGCGGTGTACGCGCTCATGCCGTACGTCCTGCGGGCAATGTTGCTCGTGACGGACGGCATCCGCGTTGTGCTCGGGATGGGGTCGGTACTGTGATCGGAAGGAACTTCGCGTTCACCGTCCCGTTCGTGGCGGGCAAGCTGCGCCACAGGCTCGACCGACGCCACGCCCGGATGTACACGCCCACCGAGACCATCCGCAACGAGGCGGCCATCCGCGACGCTGCGCTCAAGGCCATGCGGGAGGCGTACCCGGGTCTCAAGGGGATGCTGTTCCCGTTCAGGGTCCCCGTCGCCGTACGCATCGACGCGTACGGCCCGCTGCCGGAGTCGAGGCCGAAGAGCATCACGTCGGAGCCTTACACGTTCAAGCCGGACGCGGACAACATCGCCAAGCTGGTGCTGGACGGGATGAACGGGGCTGTCTGGGGTGACGACAACCAGGTGGTCGAGCTCCACGTCGTCAAGTGGCCCCGGATGCGCGGCATCGAGCCGCATATGGACATACGGGTCTACCGCGGCTGGTTCGCAGGCACCAGGGAGAAGAAGAGAAACGGAGATTAAGTAATGGAGTACATGCACATAGACGTCCAAGTCGGTGACGATGCGTTCGAGGTGCTGGACGAGTTCGCCACGAACCTTATCTGCCTCGCAGACGAGGATGGCGCCGAGATAGGGAAGAGGGGCCTGAAGCCAGCGTGCCTGCGCGGCATCGCCTACGGGCTTCTGTACAGCGTGAAGCTGCTGGGAGCCGATTCGCAGGACCCCGAGGTCTACGACTCCATTGTCGACAGCGCCGGCCGCATGGAGCGCATCTACAAGCTGAACGGGCCGCGCGGCGTATTCGCCGAGCTGGCGGGCGTGGACATCGAGAAGGTCGAGATCAATGACGAAGGGGTGACCATCAATGAGTAACGAGGTCATCGAGTTCAAGGACGATGCGGGCATGCCCGTCAAGTTCACCTCGCAGGACATTCGTGAGCGCCTGTGCCCGAACGCGACCGAAAGCGAGCTGGCGCTGTGTATCGAGCTGTGCAACCGCCAGCACCTGAACCCCTTCACCAAGGAGGTCTACCTGGTGAAGTACAGGGATGCCCCGGCGAGCATCATCACGAGCTATCAGGTGTTCAACCGCCGCGCCAACCGTCAGGAGAGCTACGGCGGCATCAAGAGCGGCGTCGTGGTGATGCGCGAGGGGCAGATCGTCAAGAAGCGCGGCAGCGCCGTCTACAAGCAGGTGGGCGAACAGCTGCTCGGCGGCTGGGCCGAGGTGCAGTTCAAGGACGGCAAGGAGCCGGCCTACGTGGAGCTGGCGCTCACCGACTACAGCACGGGCAAGAGCAACTGGGCGAAGATGCCGGGCGTCATGATCGAGAAGTGCGCCAAGGCCGGCGCGTGGCGCCTGGCCTACCCCGACGAGTTCGGCGGGATGTACACGGGCGAGGAGATGGACCAGAAGGTCGAGCGCGACATGCACGCCGGCACTCAGGCCGTCGAGGCCGAGAGCGTCGAGCCCGTGGCCGACCTGCAGCCCGTGCGCGACCTGTTCAAGCCGTTCATGGCGGCGACTGGGCTCGACAGCGCCGGGGCCATGGCCGCCATCTGCGCTGCCGTGGGCTGCTCGTCGGGCAACATGCACGACATGACGCTCATGCAGGCGCGCCGCGCGGCCTCGTGGATGGAGGAGGAGATCGCGGCCCGCAAGGCGCAACCCGAGCCCGCCGCACCCGAGCCGGAGCCCGTGCCCGTCTATGAGCCCGCGCCCGCCGAGTACGCGACCGACGACGACCTTCTGGGAGGCTTCTAATGGCAGACGAGGTTTTGGCGGTCGAGGCCGTGCCGCTCGAGGAGGACTTTGACACGCTGGTGGCGTCTCTCGCTATCGACGACACGCTCGAGGACAAGCTGGCGAAGCTCAAGAAGAACGTGGACGAGAAGCTGGCGGACTACATGGACGTCAAGCGCATCGAGAAGGACGAGGACTTCAAGGCGGCGAAGAAGTACCGCACGGCGGTCAACGCCGTGAAGGAGCCCATCGAGGAGCAGCGCAAGGCCGCAAAGAAGAAGTACAGAGACCTGCTAAAGACGTTCGACGAGACCATAGGCGAGATCACGGCGCCAATCGACAAGCTCTCCGATGAGTACAAGGCCGAAATCGACCGATACGACGGCGAGTGCAGGAAACGCCGCCTCACCGCGCTCAAGGGCCACTACTACGACCTCGCGGGCGAGATGGGGCCGCTGGTGCCATACGAGCGCATCGCCGACGACAAGTGGCTCAACGCGAGCTTCGGCGAGGTCAAGGCCAAGAACATCATCGAGCGCCGCGTGGGCGAGCTGCTGCACCAGTTCAAGTTCGTCAACGGCATCGACTACGCGGACGAGTCCGAGAAGGCATGGGCCGTGGCGTGGTGGGCGAGGACCCTGCCGGCGGACTCGGGCGAGGTGGCGGCTGCGGTCGCCGCGCATCGCGAGGAGGTCGCCAAGGCCGCCGCGCTCACGGCGACCTACGAGCAGGCGATGGCGCCCGCACCGGAGCCCGAGCCGGAGCCCGCGCCGCTGCCGCCCGCCCCCGAGCCGATGCCCGTCGAGGAGCCTGAGCCGCCCTTGGGCGTGCCGAGGTGTGTGCGGGTGGTCCCGTCGCGCCCCGAGCCGGATGTGGCCGAGGATGCGGCCCCAGCACCGCAGAGGGGCTACCGCGTGGTCATCGAGTGCGCCACGGCGGACGAGCTGCGCCGCGTGAGGGCCGTCATGGTCGAGAACGGCATCCACGGACACGTAGAGAGGATGTAGGACATGGAGGAGAAGAACCTGCCGCCGCTCCGAACGCCGGAGCAGCGCAAGGAGGCGATGGCGAGGGCCGTCCACACGCGCCGCGAGCGTGCCGCGTTCAAGGCCGCCTGCAAGGCGGGCAACATCCCGCCCGAGGCGGCCATCGAGGCGCCCATCGCGCAGAGGCTCAAGGTCGAGGAGTTCGCCCGCTCGTTCCCGGGCATCGGCACGGTCAAGGCGAAGGTGATCGTCAAGGCGCTTGACATCCCCGATGGTCGCCGCGTGAGCGGCCTGGGGTACATGCAGGGGCCGCGCCTTGTCGCGTTTATCAAGAACAACATGACCGCGAAGGAGGACGGGCAGTGAGCATCAACCGAGTGAACATCAGCGGCAACCTCACCCGCGACCCCGAGCTTCGCGCCACCGCCGGCGGGACGCAGGTCCTGTCCTTCGGCGTGGCGGTAAACGACCGCCGCCGCAACGCGCAGACGGGCGAGTGGAAGGACTACCCCAACTTCGTCGACTGCACCATGTTCGGCAACCGCGCCGAGGCCGTGGGGCGATTCCTCGCCAAGGGGATGAAGGTCGCGATCGAGGGCAAGCTGCGCTACAGCTCTTGGGAGCGCGACGGCCAGAAGCGTTCGAAGCTCGAGGTTATCGTCGACGAGATCGAGGTCATGGTGCGCCGTGAGGGGCAGACGCAGGCCCAGCCGCAGCAGAGCCTCGCGGACACGGTGCCCGTGCAGCCCCGGGCGCAGGCCGCGCCGCAGTGGAGCGCCCAGCAGGCCTACGCCGCGGTCCCGCAGTCCGAGTTCTACGACGAGGACGTGCCGTTCTGATGAGGCACGTACCCGACATCATCCGCGACCACTGGGAGGCGGCCCTGTTCGCCGCCTCCTTCTCCGCGGGTTTCCTGTTCTTCTCTTCGCTTCTATGGGGGTGGTTCTGATGGCCAACGACTTCACGGTTTTCGCCAGCTCGATAGCCGAGCTCTACGACGATTACGATCCGAACGACCCCGAGGACATGAGGGAGCGCATGATGCTCGCGGACGCGGTGCTCATGTACGGCCTCCACGGGGTCGAGATCGAGCTGCCCAAGAGCGTCAAAAGGGCCTTCAAGGGGCTCAAGAACGCCATCGACAACTCCAAGAACAAGCGCGAGCAGGCCAAGAAGGGCGGCAGGCCGCGCAAGGCCAAGGCCGAGCCGGAGCCCGAACCCGAGCCTGAGCAAAAACCCGAAACCGAGGTTTCCGAAAGCGAAAACCTAGGTTTTGAAAACGGGAAACCTAGGTTTACCGAACCCGAAACCGAGGTTTCCGAAAGCGAAAACCATAACCTAACCTGTCCTAGCTTAGCTTTACCTAGCCTAGCTTGTGTTGATGGTACGCGCGCCACCACCACCGAGGGTTTCGAGCCTCCGACGCTCGAGGAGTGCCGCGCGTACTTCGCCGCCAACTGCATCAGCGGCGACCCTGACAAGTTCTGGGCGCACTACGAGTCGCAGGGCTGGATTCGCTCGAACGGGATGCCCGTGGCCTCGCTCAAGGCCGCGGCGATGCTGTGGAACGGCAACCAGAAGCGCCTCGACGCCGAGGCCCATGCCCGCGGCAATCCGACCGATGCCGAGATTCAGGCCGCCACGTTCAGGCCCACGAGGACGCCCGAGCAGACGAGGGCGGAGCTCGAGCGCAGGTGGCGCGAGGAGCACCCGGGCATCGACCCGGCGAAGGTGAAGGCCCCGAGGGGGACGACCGCCGACCCGGTGGCGCTCAAGGCGTACCAGGACGCGCGGCGTCTGCTGGACGCGAGGGCCGCATGCGAGAGGAGGGCGTCATGAGCTTGGACGACGAGAGGAGCGAGAACATGGGCAGAACGAAGGGGTCTGTGAGCATCTACGACGACGGGCCGCGCAGTGCCCGCTGCGAGACGTGCGGGTTCTGCGCCGTGAGCGAGGCGGTCATGACGGCGTCCGGCGAGGGCCGCAAACGGTACACGTGCATGCGCTGCCCCGACTTCGTGCACACCACGCAGGGGCTCGCTAGGTGCAACTACTGGGAGGCGCGACATGAGGGCTGAGTCGCGGGACATGCGAGGGGGCAACGTGCTCGTGTGCCGTCAGTGCGGCAGGCGGTTCCGCGCGAGGGGCGCGCACCAGCGGTACTGCTGCGGCTGGTGCGAGAACGTGGCTCACAGGAACGAGAGCAAGCGGCCCGTGGACGTGTACCTCGGAACGAGGAGCGAGTCGGGCCGAGAGGTCAACGCCATGCGCGCGGCGCTGGCACAGGGGAGGCGCATCTGATGCGGGACGGTTACAAGTTCGAGTTCGGGGCGCTCGATGAGCCGGACGCACCCAAGGTGCAGGCGCTCAAGCCGCTCGAGGAGGCGGCCGAGGTATACGGCGCTTGGCAGGATTGCGACGACATGCGCCTCAGTCCGATCATGACGGCGCGCAGGGAGTACCGCCAGAACCTTATCGACGAGTGCATGGACGTGGTCCAGGCGGTCGTCAGCCTGCTCGACGCCGAGGGGTTCACGCAGGAGGACGTGGACGCGGCAATCGAGCGCTGCAACGAGAGGAACCGAGAGAGGGGACGTTTGTGATGGAGACTTTGGAACAGATCAAGGCAGACGCGGTCGAGGTGTTCCATTTCGACCGCGAGTGCAGGCCGCAGGACAGGGCGCACGCCTATCTGGGGAAGTACCGCGTCAGGCGCGGCTACAACGACACGGCGATGCAGGTCGCGGTGACCGACATGATCGAGCGCGCCTACGAGGCGGGAAGGGCGGAGGTCGCCGACGCGAACCTCGTGCAGAACCTGCGCCGCCAGCTGACGAGCATCGAGGCGACCGTCGGGGATGCCATCGACCTGCTCGACGAGGGCGTAGGGGGGGCGGACTGCGATGAGTGACTCGAGGGTCGGCGACTACCCGATGGGGGTGACCGACGCCGCTATCGAGCGCCACTTCGGTGGGGCCTGCGAGCCTAGGATGTGCGGGAACTGCAGGCATTTCTGCGGCAGCGACATTCACGTCGACTACGGCTACTGCCATCTCGGGTTTGAGCGCGCCTACGACACGGAGGCGCCTGACCGCAAGGAAGGGTTCTGGCGCCTGGCGAAGTGGGCTGTGGCGTGGCTCATGGGGAACCTGCTGTATTGCGAGGACGAGTGCGGCGAGTGCCGCGACTACGAGGAGTTCGGGTTATGAGTATCGAATTGCCGAAAGATGCCGAGGGACGCGAGATTCCGCTGGATACCGTGGCGCTGTTCAACCGTGACGGGAACGTATATAGCATCGTGCGCTGGACATTCACCACGGACTTTGATTTGAGTGACGGATGGTCGAACAAATGGCGTGCGATTACCGACCGTGGATTTGCACTCGACCCAGCACTCGTGTACCTCACCACGCCCAAGCCCGACACATGGGAGAAATTGGAGGATGACTTGGACAGGTGCATCGAGGCGGACGGCCTTTGTTCGTACCACAACCCGTCCGGAGTGTGTTTCAAACGCATCTTGGACGGCGACGGCCCATGTCATGGTGACTCGCTGGCACTCAAGGACATAAAGGAGCGTATCCGCAAGCTGAGGGGTGAGGGCGATGCCTAACGACTGCCCCTACTGCGGGAAACCGCATTTCAACTTCGGTGATGACGAGGAGGGCGTCGAGATGTGGATTAACGAGCCAAACGACGGCTAGTACGTCATTGTTGCCGACCCGCCGTTCGCATGGAGCATCCCGATCAGTTTCTGCCCGTTCTGCGGCCGCAAGCTGAAGGAGGACGAATGAGCGAGCTGAAGTTGAGTCAAATGGCAACTGACGAGCAGCGGCGCAAGGTCGCAGCGGAACTTCGAGAGCTCGCGGCGAACCGCCATTACGTCAACGAGTTCATCGCGGCCGACACCGTCGGGTTCTATCGAGGCGAGGCGGTGGAGGGTTTCGATTCCGACAGCCTTCTGGAGGTGGCCGACCTAATCGACCGTCCGGTGTGCCACGACCTTGTCGAGCACAAGCAGGATCCGTTCATCCCGGGCAAGCAGATGGCCGACGGCTACTTCCACTGCTCAAGCTGCGATTGGAGCGGGCAGCTCTGGGAGTACATCGGCTTCGGAGGCATGTTGGCCTATGAGCCGGTTCACTGCCCGAGGTGCGGGGAGAAGATCGAGCGTCGTCGGTGAGTTGGTCTCCGGCGCTTGATAAGGTTCTGCCGTGGCGGTCGAGCTTTAGGGGGTATGCGAATGGCGTGTAGGCCACCTGTAGGAGATGGGCCAAAAGGCCCATCCACAAAGTCAGCACATCCGTTGAGGGACGAGTGGGCGCTCCGGAAGGGGCGCTCCTCTTACGTCCTGTGGACGGACGAGATGATAAGGCGGATGCAGGCGCACCCGGAGCGGACGGCGGCGGAGATCGCGGCGGAGCTGAGGGTGACGCCGAGCGCCGTGAGGCACGCGCGGCAGCGGTACGGGCGCTTTTCGACCGGAACGGATGGGCTGTGCATCGTGTGCGACGCGCGGCCCGTGTTCGACACGTCGGCGCAGGCGAAGAAGTGGAGGCTATGCAAGGGGTGCTATCTGGCGGAGCGGAAGAGTCGGCTCGAGGAAGAGGCGGAGAGCAACCGCATACGACAGGCCGCGCACAGACGGCAGAAGCTGGACGGAGACGTTTGAGAGGCTGGCCGAGGTAATCAGAATCAAGTCGACCAAGGTCGAGTAGCCGAAAGGCCCCGGTTTCCCGGGGCCTTTTCTTTAAACGTTACCCCCTTTTTACGCTCGTGGGCAAACGCACGCGCTTGTCCACGTGCGTAAAAAGGTGGGAACGTTCGCGTTTCCATATGGCTATCTACCAGCGGAAATGTGATTTTGTGGCGGGAAAAGGGCGTGAAAAACTGACCAAGGAGGGCATCGAGGATGCCGTCCGCCTGTGCCGTGCCGGAATGACCGACAGGGACATCGCCGCGTATCTCGGGGTCGCACGTGAGACATACAGCCGCTGGATCAACCACCCCAGAACAGACAATCAGCGTCAACTGTGTCACGTTCTAAAAAAGGCCGAGGTCGAGCGCAAGGCGACGCTCGTGGGCCGCATCATGGACGCGAGCGGCGACAGCTGGCAGGCGGCGGCGTGGCTGCTCGAGCGCAAGTACCCGCAGGAGTACGCCAAGGCGCAGCGCATCATGGACACCACCGACACGGCGGTGCTCAAGGCCGCCAAGGAGCTGGTGCTGTCCGTGCCGTCCTCAATCGGCGGGGACGAGTAGCCGATGCCGCTCACGAGGATGCAGCGCGAGTACCTCGCCAACTGCACGCACCGCTACAACGTGAAGTGCGGGGCGACGGGCTCGGGCAAGAGCTACGTCGACATAGCCGTGACCATACCGCAGAGGCTTCTCGCCATGAGGGGCGAGGGGCTGGCGGTGATGATCGGGAACACCCGCTCGACGCTCGAGCGCAACATCCTCGAGCCGATGCGCTCGCTCTACAGCGAAGACGTCGTCAGCCAGATCGGGCGGGACAACACGGCCCAGATATTCGGGCGAAAGGTCTACTGCCTCGGGGCGGATAAGAAGACAAGCGTATCCAAGATTCAAGGCGCCACGTTCGAGTGGGTCTACGGCGACGAGGTCGCCACGTGGAGCGAAGACGTGTTCCAGATGCTCAAGAGCCGCCTGCGCTGCGAGCACAGCCGCTTCGACGGCACCTGCAACCCCGACAGCCCGAACCACTGGTTCAGGCGGTTCCTCGACGGCGACAGCGACATCTACAGGCAGGACTACACGATCTGGGACGGTGCGCTGGCACCGGATGTCATCGAGGCCCTCATCAAGGACTACGGCAGCGGCGTGTACTACGACCGCTACATCTTGGGCAAGTGGACGCTGGCCGAGGGCCTGGTCTACCCCGAGTGGGAGGGTGCCCTCGAGAGCCGATATGCGGGCGGCGCTGTCAAGTACGCGGTGTCTTGCGACTACGGCACGCAGAACGCCTTCGCGGCGCTTCTGTGGGCGTTTGACGGCAAGGTGTGGCACGCGGTGGACGAGTACCGCTACTCGGGCCGCGACACGGGGCACCAGAAGACGGACGCCGACTACGTGGCCGACATGGCCGACTTCGTGCGCGGGCTGGGCAAGCCGCCCACGTTCATCATCGACCCGAGCGCCACGAGCTTCATCGCCGCGATGCGGCAGGCCGGGTTCAAGACCAAGAAGGGGCGCAACGACGTCGCAGACGGCATACGAGAGACGGGGGTGTGCCTGGGCAACGGCACGGTGCGCATCTCCGACGCCTGCGCGGGGCTGATAGGCGAGCTCGGCGGCTACTGCTGGGACGCCAAGGCGGACGGCGACAGGCCCGTCAAGGTCGAGGACCACAGCTGCGACGCGCTCCGTTACGGCGTGGCAACACTGCGCATGTACAAGCCTGCGAAAGAGCAGGTAAACCCATTCTTTGGAGGGAGGTAGCGGCTTGTCTAAGGGGCCTTTGGTGACCGATGGCGACCTCAAGGCGGCGGCGTCGGCGACGGCGTTCGCGGCAGATGCCATCGAGCGGCACATGTCGAGCGAGATGTACCGCAACGCCGTCACCGCGAACGAGTACTACCGCCAGCACAACGTCACGATCAACCGTTTCGTGCAGAAGATCTACTCGTGCTCCGGTGCCGAGGCCGAGGACTTCACGGCCTCGAAGCTGAGGCTGGCGAGTAACCTGTTCAAGCGCCTAAACGTCCAGCGCTGCACGTACTCGCTCGGTAAGGGCGTGAGCTTCGTGGACGTCTCGGCGGGCGGCAAGGACACGACCAAGGAGGGGCTTGGCGACCGCTTCGACGACGATGTCATGGAGATGGGGCTCAAGGCGCTCATCCACGGTGTGTCATTCCCGTTTTGGAACCTCGACCACATCGACGTGTTCACCGCCGACGAGTTCTGCCCGGTGTGGGACGAGTACTCGGGGGCGCTATACGCCGGCGTGAGGTTCTGGCGGCTCGACTCCGACCACCCGTGGCACGCGACACTCTACGAGCAGGACGGCTACACGGAGATGGTGTCGGGCGGCAGCGGCTTCGACTTCGAGGTGGCCGAGGCCAAGCGCGCCTACAAGGTCACGTATCGGGAGATACCGGCGGACGGGATGAAGCTGGCCGTCGATGCGGAGAACTACTCCCGCCTGCCCATCGTGGCGGTCTGGGGCAGCGACGCGCACCAGAGCACGCTCGTCGGCATGCGCGAGAGCATCGACGCTTACGACCTGATCAAGAGCGGACTGGTGAACGATACGCGCGACTGCGCACAGATCTACTGGCTCATCAACGGAGCCGGCGGCATGGACGACAGGGACCTCGACCTGTGGCGGGCGAAGCTCAAGCTGACGCACGTGGCCGAGGTCGACGCCGAGCAGGGGCAGTCCGTGACGCCGTACACGCAGGAGGTGCCCGTCGAGGGCCGCAAGGAGACGCTGGCGCAGATCAAGGCCGACATCTACGAGGACTTCGGCGCGCTGGACGTCCATACCATCGCGGCGGGGGCGACCAACGACCATATCGACGCGGCATACCAGCCGATGGACGAGGAGGCCGCCGAGTTTGAGCGCCACATCCGCGAGGGTATCATGGACATCCTTGCGTTGCAGGGCATCGAGGACACGCCCGTGTTCACGCACACTCGCATCAGCAACACCAAGGAGCAGGTCGAGACCGTGTGCCTGGAGGCCGAGTATCTGGACGACGAGACGATCCTGCGAAAGCTGCCGAACATCACGCCCGACGAGAGGGCGAAGATTTTGGAGCGCAAGCAGCGGGAGCAGGAGGAGCGCATGGCAGCGCTGCCGCCCGCCCTGGCGGCTAACGCGAAGGGTGCCCAGGAGGGCGACGAGGACGACGACAACGACGAGGACGAGGAAGGTGATGAGTGATGGCGGCATTGCAGGTGCTTGACGGCGAGCTGTGGCAGTGGGACACCGGGCGCGAGGTCGAGGTTGTCGGCTGCGAGCAGGTGCATTTCGCCAAGTCGACCACGGGGACGTGCTACACGGTCGCGGTGGCCGACAGCAAGGCGAAGATTCCCGACGAGCTGCTCCAGGCGGCTGGACGCGTGTACGCATGGGCCTACATCACGGACGAGGCATACGGCGGACGCACGCGCATCGAGGCGCTCTGGGACGTAAAGAGGCGAGCCAAGCCCGCCGAGTACATCTACGAGCCGAGCGACCAACGCACCATCAAGGACGCGGAGACGGCGCGAGACGAGGCCAAGGCCGCGCAGAAGGCGGCGGAGGCCGCGCGCGACTAGGCTGTCGCCGCCGAGGTCAAGGGGGCGCGCGCCACGACGCTCGCCTCGGGCTCGGAGGCAACGGCGGCGATGGAGGGCAACGTGCTGGTCGTCGGCGTGCCGAAGGGCGACGCGCTGAGGTACAGCGACCTCACCGCCGAGCAGATCGCGGAGCTCAAGAAGCCCGCGACGGACGCGGCGGCTGGCGTGAACAAGGTCAACAACGAGTTCAAGCAGCTCAAGGCTTCTGTCGAAACGGCGGAGAAGGGCCGCGCCGACGCCGAGGCGGGGCGCAAGGAGAAAGAGACCGAGCGCAGGCAGAACGAGACGGAGCGCAAGGAGGCTGAGGCCGGACGCAAGACCGCCGAGCAGAAGCGCGAGCAGGATTCGACCAAAGCCCTCGCCGACGCGCAGGCGGCTCTCAAGGACGCCAAGACGGCAGCCCTGAACTACCAGTCGATTATCGACTCGGCGGCTGCCGTGACGGCGCTGGGACTCAAGAAGGTAAACGGCAAGATTTGCCAGATGCGAAAGGTAGGTGCCTAAATGGCCGATACGCAGGCAACCGAGCAGGCAACCGAGGGGTTCGAGTACGCGGACCCGCTGGCATCGGACAAGGCGGTGTGGGCGCTTGTCGGCGCGGTAAAGAATCTGGGCGACCAGAAGTCGCTCGAGCGCGACGCCTCTACGGGCCGCTACGCCAACGAGAGCGTCGCCGCGATGGTCGACAAGCACAAGACGGGGCTGGTGTACACGTTCCTCATCCCGGCGGGCAGCCCCACCGACATCCAGCCCATGAGCGCCGCCGCGAAGCGCGTGGCCTCCACCGAGTTCGTGCCCGCGACGGCGACGAGCGCGGCTGTCGACCCGTTCGACGCCGAGGGCGGCCCGTGGTTCCACGTGTCCGCCAACGCCGGTGCCGACGCCGACGGCGTGCCGTGGGTCGAGGCCATCGACGGCGTCGACTACGGCTTCTCGCGCGTGGACAACGGACACGGCAACAACGTCTACGAGATCGCGCCGGTCGTGTGGCAGGCGGTCGAGGTGCTGGAGAACGGCAACCTGCTCGTCTCGTGGTCCGACAGCCGATTCAGCGGCTCGCAGCCGAACCCCAAGGCGTTGCTGCCGGACGGCACGCTGCGACCGTACATGCTGACGCCGACATACCCCATGAGCATCGACGCCGACGGGCGCCCGCGCTCCGTCTCGGGCGCGAAGGTCGCCAACCGCACGACGTCGCACGACTCGCTCGTCGACCTTTGCAAGACTGCGACCACGGGCTACTCGGGCATGAGCGTCTACGACCAGTGGTATATCAACTTCCACCAGTTGACCAAGACGCTCTGCAAGTCCTCCCAGGTGGACTTCCCGGGTTGCACGGACTTCAACATCCAGATCCACCCCGCGCTCGCCGAGACGGGCGTCACGCGCGTGGTCGTCACCGCCGAGCAGGCGGCGAAGATTCCCGTGGGTGCGTCGATGATGTACGGCACCGACACGGGCACCACGTGCCCAGACCGAGGCGCCGCGGCGGCGTACGATGTGTTCGACGGTGCGGTCGTCGGCGGCAAGGAGACGCTCGCAGACGGCAACGTGGCGCTTCTTATGGACGTCGCCAAGGCGTTCGACACGACCGTGAACACATGGCTCCAGAGTGCGCCGTGGAACACGGGCAACACCGATGCCCTCGTGGGTGACGGCCAGGTGGCGAAGGACGGCAAGCATCCGTTCAAGATCGGCGGCGTCGAGACGGGGCTGGGCCTGTGGGAGTTCATGGGCGATACGCTCTTCGTCTCTGACGGCACGGGCTTCGGCATCGCGGTCAACCCCGACACTCGCAATGAGAAGAAGAACGCCGTGGCGGACGGGGTGACCCCGACGGCGGCGTGCATGCCGACGGCAGATGGCTACATGCTCGACATCCAGTTCGTCAACGGCCTCATCTTGGGTAAGGGGCTCGGCGGCTCGGCGACGACCGGTGTCGGTGACTACTTCTACTTCGACACCTCCGGCGGCAAAGTCAAAGGCACAATCCGTCTGGTTCTGTTCCTCGGCTACCTGGGGGGCGGCTCGGCTGCCGGTCTTCGTTGCGCGTACTCGTGGCTCTGGTCCGGTGGGGCCGCTTGGTA